CTGTGAGGTGCATCTCGTACACGGTTCCCGTTTGCGGCGGAATCGGCGATAGCCGGAAGCCAGGAGCGTTCGGGTCTGCCACTGTCCATACCACGCTGCCATCGTTCACTTTGGTGCCCGCTGGCGACTTCGCCGGAGCCGCTGGTGCGGTAGCTCCGGTAATGCCATACGTTGTCAGAACGAGAATGTTGCCGTTCGCATCGAGGATGTTGGAGATCGGATTCGGCGGCACCGAGGGTTGGCCGTAGGGCGTTTTGTATTCGATGTTCGGCCCAGGCCACTTGTCCTGGTACAGTTGCTCATTCGGATACCAACACACCTTGCAAGGCGTTCCGTACTGATAGGACGTGCGCTCCAGTTCGTTGAACACCTCTTGCGGGATAATCGGCTTCGGGAGCGCCGTGTTGTTCACATCGAGCGCATAACAGCCGTTGCCCTCCAGCCACGCGATAGGGAGCGTCTGTAGGCCCGCATAGTCTTGCTGCCAGGAGTTCGTGACGAATGGCGGAATGGTGACGCGGTTCCACTTCCAGGGAAGAGGAGGCGCAAGCATTTCGATCATGACATCGTTGGCAATCGTGATCGCCTGGAGCGAGAGGAAACCTGTAGCCGATGTGATCGGCTCCAGGTCGCCCATACTCATCACGAAATCAACGATGTCTTGAACAGCGGTTGTAGAACCTGTCCATGCCATCGCCTTACTCCATAAGCGTGATGTGGATGCCTACCCTCGCGAGCTTGCCAACGAGTTCTCGGCAGAACTCCTCCAGGGATTCAACGCGATCTTCCAGGTCGAATCCCCCTTGCGCTTGTTGCTGCGCTTGCTGGCTATATTCCGTTGCCGGATATGCCGGAGGAGCAGCGGGCTTGTTATGCGTTTTGGCTACCGCCTTTTTTTTGCTAGGCATTGGCTAGCTCTCTCTCAGCGGCGGCTACAGCATCATTCGGGTTGTACGGTTCAACCATGAATAGCTGGGTGCCGCTCGGTTCGTTGTCGGTTGGGAACTTGAGCGCTTCGATGTATTCCTTCATCTGCGCCTTGTACGCACGCGGGTCGCTGCGCTTGAGCGAATCCTCGGGCTTGCGCCACTCCTTCATGCACCGCGTACACATCGGCACCACTTCACCTGTCGCGTAGGTGTGGGTGAAGACGGAATATTCCATCGCCGTGCCGTGATTGATGCCATCGGAATTTTTCCCGCCTTTCTTATGAGGGCACAGCGATTGACGGTACTGTTCGGCTTCGCGAGCTTGCTCCAGCGTGAGTTGCTGGGAGCGGTGAATGCGTGCGATGTCGGCTCTCTGCTGCGTTTCCTTTTCAACGGTGTGCCTGAGATGAATCAACTGCAACCGCTTCATCTCAACTTCCATTGCTTCTAGCTCTTGATCCAGGTTGGCGCTCTCTTTGTCTTTTGGCATGGTGTTGTTCTCCGAAAAAGAGGGCCGGAGCGCTGGACTGCGTTGGCTTCGTATCATCCCCTAAGCCACACCCCGGCCCTGTTAACCGTATTGACTAACTGTTAGCTGATGTTGGACACTGCATCGACATATCGCACACGCGCCGTGGTATCAGGCGGCGGGCCAGCGGTGTACTTGCAGTTGTAACTCGTAAACCCACCGATGACCCTGCTCGGGTCACTGGTGCTAGGCCCATCGGCTTTCATAAGCCATAGGCTCAAGTTTCGCCAGTCACCATCACCCACCATCGTGCCCTCGCGCTTGCCAAGACTGACGGAGATTATTCCGTCTTCACCGTAGAAATAAGTGCGGAGAGCCGTCTTGCCGGAGGTTTGATAGTTGCTGGTTTGCGTGACCAATGTTGACTGGTAGAATGTGACACCAGCCCAGGTGAGCACCTGTACTTCATCACCATCGGGCGCGGGAAGCTCCTCCAGCTTTCCCTGGCCTTCGACGGTATGTTTCAACACATCGGTGAGGCTGTTGTTTGTGGTGTCATTAAGGGCATCTCCGACTGGGAACGGATGGATAACCCCAACGAATCTGCCTCTGTCGAACGGCTTCGCATTCACACCGCCGAGGGATGACACGGCTGTGGTGATGCTTGACTTGCCAAACGGTGTTGTGGGAGCCAGGGAGCCAGCGCCCACTTTCGCGTCTGTTGCGTTCAACGCATCGGTAGCGTTCCGCACGATGATGGAGAGGGATTGACCTAGACGATAGGCCAATTCTTTCTGTATATTTTCGAGTGCTGGGTCAATTGCGGTGACCATAGACAGGTCGCTTAAATTTACGTAGTCCGCTAGTTGACCGATGGTAAGCGTATTGGCTACCACGCTTACCGTGATGCCCGAACCAACCGTACCTTCGGCAGTGTTCGCGATGTTCGGGCCGAGTGCGGTGTACATGTAGAGCCGGAGTTGGTTGCCGGAATTTTCGGGCAACTCACGGCGCGTGGTGCAACGCACGAACGGAGTCTCAGCCTTTAAATTTTTTACGAACGAGCGATCATAAAAGATCACCGTAGACTGTGGAAGATTGGAACTAACCATAGATGCGGGAGAGTAGCCAGCCATTGACTTCTACGCTTTCCCGCGAGGTTGTTGAATCGAGCTTATGCCTGTGGACGCTGTTCGTAGAGCTTGTCCACTGCCGCTCTGAACCCCGGTTCGTTTTTGTAGCGATCCTGGTATTCCTTCGCGGGCATCTTCTCAATTGCATCTCGCGTGTATTTGGGTTGGCGCTGTCTCATCTCTGGAGTTGCGGAGGAATCGCTGCTCCTTATTCCGGTTGAATGAGTAACGATTGGGCGGGGCCGCGTTGTACCAGGAGAGGGAATCGCCTCGCGAGGTGGCGGTTCAACATCTGGCTTCGCCTGTAACAGCCCAGCATCGCGGAGCCGTTCATAGGCAATGCCAAAATTCTTTTTCGTTGGTGCCATGCCGCTCATCTGCATGTGACTCACCAACAGTTGATTGTTGTGCTGCGATGGAAAGAAATCGGGAGTCTCTTCCATGAACTGTCGAGTCTCCTGGGCGGCTTGCGCGGCCTGATCTGTTTCCGCCGCTGTGTTCAAGCGCTCGCGCACGGTTTCAATGGGTGCGCCGAACTCCGCCTCCACAACCGTTTTAATCGCCTCCGGCGCTTTGGTAGGGTCGGACATGTCGGCGACAACACGGAAACGATCATCGGCACTCAGAGGGCGGCGCTCAAAGCGCTGTGGCGCTGTCCCAGGCTCCGGTGTCTCAAGCTCGCGGATGCGCGAGCGTTGCTGCCCGATATGCGTTGTCGCGTGCAATTGCGCGGTCATAAGCTGGTCGGCAACGGAACGATGCGAGTCACCGATGAAGCGTTGCGGGCGGGAGCCGTCTTCCATATCAATGACAGCCACATATTGGCCCTGGTCATTCGCTTCACCGTCGTTTTCCCATTCGGTCTTAGGCATTGCTGTGTCTCCTTACGATCTCTATGTCTTCTTTGGCGCGGTTGGGAACTTGGTTGTACCACGCTGAATATTCCATCTCCAGCGCGGCGGTTTTGAAATCATTCGCCGTGAGTGCGGCGATGAGCTTTTTGAACTTCGCAAAGCCGGATGCGCCCAGGTTGAAAATCATGTCGATCACAACCGCTTGAACGTCATCGGGAAGGGAATCGAAGTTGCTCACGATGGTGTGGGCGATGCTGATTGCATCATCGAGGTCTACTTTGAGCAGAGCGGAGCAATGTTGATCTTCCAACTTACACGCGCCGTGGTAGAGATCGTTGAAGTCGATACCCAATACTTGAATCCGCGTGTCTGCCCCTGGCTTATCCAGGTTGAAACCAATACCCACGGTGCGATAACCACGGGTATCATCGTAGGATTCATAGCGTACCCCTTCATGCTTGCGAATCAACTCTTCTGTGTATGCGCGGTTCATTGCAACCCCGTGATGGATTCAATCGAATCGAGCGGCGGCGGCGGCTCCTCGGGCATCTTCAACGCTTCATTCGTTTCGTAGATCACGGCTTTCTGCAAACGCTCGAAAAATTTCCGCATCGCCGTGCATTCCCAATGCCCAGCCACGATTTTTTCTCTGTCGGCGGTGTCCGTTCTGAAGTGCTCCGTCTCCGCCTTGACACATTCCTCTTCCATAAGGTCTAACAACGCTTCCCAACCAGGAGAACTAATCACGCTCAGAAGCGCTAGCCGTTTTGAGGTACTGAGACTCATTGCCCTAAGTATGGCGATGCCGCCGCCGCGTGCTCATACGAAGTTCTCATTGCGAAATCAGCGGCGCGTTCCCCAGCGTCGAGCATTCTGTCGTGCTCGGATTGCCTGGATTGCGCGTGGCTCATAATGAGATCGTGTGAGAGCTTGGCTTCTGATTTTTTGTCTACCAAAGCGCTCTGCGCCTGGGCTTGCATTTGCGTCTTTGCCATCGCCGCTTGCATCGGCGCTTGCTGCTGCGCTTGGTACATCTGTAACTCTTGCTGTGTCATTTTGCGGATGATGTCTCTGTTGTTCTTCCATTCGCTCATCTCCAAAAGCATTTCAAACAGCTCGCGCACATCCACGGTCCAGCCCGTAGCGTTCATCTGCTCTAGCAGGTGCGGATTCTCGAAAATCTGAAGCATGAGCGGAAGCGATTGCGCCATCGCTTTCTTCGCCGCGAGGTGTGCGCCCGCGAGCACTTCAAATTTCATTTCCGCATTTAAGAAGTCGTCATAGTCGAGATCAAAGTCGTCACCCAATTCGGCAGACAGTATGGAGCGCACTTCGGTTAATGGCATTCGTTCGCGCACCATGTCATCGAGCGCATAAACAAAGGGGATGAGCACACCTTTGCAAAAGCGCCCTACGGGTCCAGCGATTCGCGTTGCGGAGGCGGCGGCAACGTTGCCCGCTCCGGTAGCGGTGCGAACCACGCTTGATTTTGGTCCTGGCACTGTGCCTTGAACGAAGGCTTGATCGTTGCCGTCGATTGATTCTGCTGTCTGCGTAGAGTTGGCGATGGTTTGCCATACTTCGGGCGGCACGCGAGGCGGCTCAAGAATTTTGAAAGCCTTCTCCACATCGCCGTCAACGTCGATGATTCCGCCCAAGCGCGTGCGTATTTGCTGTGTTGGTACATTGGCCCCGCGAGATCGGACATACTGTTGATTGACGGAGAGTGACAAAATGTCGAGTGCGCTACACCGTGCCCCTTGTTGCACACGTTGTTCTGATCCGTCCAATTTTCCGACA